ACCGGACGGCCATCGTTATAGTCGATTAATATCCCTTCCGGCATTATGACCACCTCCCGACGACAACCCGACCACCGCCAGATAAATTGACAGTTAGTCCATTACCGTTGATGACGACGGTGTTATTAACCCCGTTAAATGCAAATTCACCGCTATCGGCATACAGCCTTCCGTGGAATTCAGGGCTGGCATTCTTGGGTAAGTTCCAGCCTCTTACACCGGGTATGAAATTTGAGGATTGAAGCGAGTCCGTAATTTTCCCGAAATCAATGGATGCCTCCTGAATTAATGCACTGCGAATAAATACCTGCCCGTTATAGACAAAGAATGCTGCCTGCCAGTTGCCAGGGTTATTACCGGAATAAATACCGAACTGATCGGCAGCAAATACAACCGTGGATTTATAACCATTCCCGAATGGTTCAATGGACATACCAAAACCCGTGTTGTATTTAACACCGTTTCTTACGATACCCATATTCAGGGTGTAAGAGGCTTTGGCTGTTCCGTCACTTTTTACTTCAGCCGTCATTTTCTGGTTGACCGCAGAAGTCAGGCTTCCTTCCGGTCCTATTTGAGCCTGTACATAGGTGGATAAATCAGCAAGCCCCTGCTCTGCGGTTGCGACTGTTGTTTTCACAATCAATATGTCTGCGCGAACCTCACCGTACTGCACCCACTGATGTTCAACGGTTCCGTGGTTTGCCAGCGCATTTTCCATAATGCCTTCCAGATTCGTATCAACACCGGACTTAATATTCTGGAACGCATCAGAGTTCTGAATCTGGTCATCAATGATGTCAATAAGACCGCCAGTATCCATGGAGCAGAGCGCCGGTACTTCGATAAAGCCGGAGGCGCCAAAGGCGTTAACCGTTCTGATGTACCAGTAATAGGTATGTCCAACCTGTAGCTGATTGCTGGTCCAGGTGGTTCCCATTCCTTCGCGGCTGGCACTCCCTTCCACCGTGGCTGTTGAGGTATTTGGCAGTTTCGTTTCGCCTGACGTCCAGAAATCGAACTGTGTGGAAACATTAGTGATCGCCGCCAGACGCGGGATCAGCGTGACGGCAAAGAATCCCTGCTCAATATCAACATGGGAAGGTGCTGGCGGGGCTTCAATGCTGAATTCCAGATACCCTTCTGGCGACTCTGCCCCCATCTGGTTTACGGCAATGACGTGGGCTGTGTAGGTATTTTTCGGTAACCCGGTAAGACGCGTGAACGTCCCCGGAACCTGGACAGACATCACCATCTGACCATTGCGGCGAATGACCACTTTGTTGTAGACCACCTGACCGATGTTTTGCCAGGACAGAATGCCCTGCACTACCTGGCCAATTTCTTCCACGGTGTATTTCAGATTCTGCGGCTGCGCCACTCCGCCTGATGGCAACTGGGTGAACGGCGGCCGCTCAATCGGTTTACCAACAGCGTCGCCCCAGACATCTGCGGTTTCCTGCTTCAGCGTCAGTTGTACGCCATTCTGAACGCCGAACTTCCAGTCAGTTACCCGCATCTCAACATTCACGATACCGATAGACGGGAAATTCACCTTCACATACATTCCCGGGCGGTAACGGTACCCGCTCAGGTTTAACGTAACGTTCATGGTTCTGGCGATGCGGGTGCGCTTTAACTTCACGTCTGCCAGACGCTGGGCCTGAAATTCAGAGGTCACAAATCGCAGCTTCATATCCTGCGATATTTCCACGCCGTCTTCCGTCACCCATTCACTGACAGACACAGAAGGGAAATCCGCTTCGGTATAGCCCTGCTGCGGATCGACAAATGTCCCCTTGATAGTGTTAACACGTTCCGCCTGAGATACTTCCGGCATGATTTCGATATCACCGGCCAGTTGGCTTTCAGTGATCACTTCGGTTGCGGGTCCGTAATACGCCCCGACCAGAAGGCCATGTTTGCCCGCTGTATACGTTACATCCCCGGCGCATGCCGCCAGCATTCCTTCCAGAATACTGACTTTGTTTTCACTGAGATCGAACTCACCGTTGATCGTGTAACGCTTCTCAACGGTATTGCTACCAGTAATCACATCCTCATCACAGATGTTCGCCGCTTCCTTAAACTGATCCCAGAGAATATCGGTATCGGGTACTTTCAGGTAATTGCGGTAATAGTCCAGGATAACCAGCGCCGCATTGTTGCTGTAACCCGTCAACCCGGTACGCGGGTCATAAACGGCACGCCCCTGTTTTTCTACCTTGATGTTAGGGATACCTGCCGGGAATTTTTCAGCGTTGAACTTCAGGGATACGCGCAGCCAGGTGATCCCTTTCCCGATCATGTCTTCTTTCCATGACGGGCAGTTTTCCAGCATGTAAGGGTCCGCCGTCTGGCGGTTGGTGTGCAGCTCGAAAAAGGCATGCTCAGGATAGCTACTGATCGGCTCATCACCCAGCCAGACAGTCTGAACGCCGGATAACGGGTGTCCCGCCAGGGCAATAGCCAGATGCAGCATTTCGCCATCATCCTGTTCGCCAGCCTGCTCTTCGGAAAAGAACAAAGTGCCCGCCGACATTGAGCGACCATAAACAACGGTTTTGGCGCTGGCCGCTGCACGCAGAACCTGTTTGCGTTCAGACGTATCACGGTAGGAATTCAGCGACGGGGTCTTGGTCAGCGCCTGGGTGGCAATTTGAGCGGCGACGGTGATAACCATCGCAATGGCATACATTTCATTTGCCGCTGCCACACCTGCGGCAATGGTGGCAACTATAGGAACAGCAGCAGGCATTAACGTACCCTCCAGACACTCAACGGTTTAACCCGCAGACTGACAAGACCAGTTTCGCCAGGCACCCACACAACGCCGGAATACACCACCCCAGCACACCGCGCCCCGGCATTTTCAACAACGGCAATATCCCCGCGCTGCGCCAGATTCACCGGCACTTCATCGAGATACCGTGACAGCACCTTTTCAAGCGAACCGCCTCCTCGCAATATCGCCTTTTTCGCCCCATGCTCACTGTCGTAGGTTCCGCGCCAGCCTGTCGCAAAATCCTCGCCGCACATGGCCTGAGCACAGTCCGCCGCGAACAGGCAGCAGTCATGACTGCCCCATAAAAAAGGCCGCTTTTCAGCGGCCCTTATTACGGTAATTAATCTGTTATGCCAGTCCGGATGCTTCATGCTTCCTCACTTATAGGTAAATCCTGGTGCATCTTTTTTACTACCCCAGTAAATCGAACGTTCAGACATCTGCGCCACATACCGGAATATGCGGTCGCCGGGATAAGCAGCCTGCTGCGATTCATCGGTATAGCGATCGGGGAAAGGACGCTGCCAGTCTTCAAAAATATTACTGATGGTGTACTGCAGGGCGTTAGTCCCGCCAGCGGTCGCCCCTGTACTGGATACCCGCCCTTTGAACAGGAGATCGGCAACCTGGACAACACCGTTATCATCCATGGCCACCAGATAAATTTCGGCATTTCTGCCCACGCATCGCTCATTCAGCGTGGTAGCAAAGAGGGCCATATCCAGACCTGAGAGGGTCATTTTGACCTGCGTGGGGCTTGTCGTGCTGGTTTCACTGGCATCATCAACAGAACCCATGCGCCCCATGCCGTAATAGACATAACCCCCAAGAACCAGTGTCCCGGTACCGGAATGTACATAGACGGTACCGGATTCAAACTGAATATTGGCGGCGATCGCGACCGTCACCCTGTCGCGGGATAACCAGTCCACCATCGAATCCGAAAAGGGGGAATACAGCATTAAAATGCCTCCTCAAGCTCCAGTGTATAACTGGTAAAAACACCCGGCACACGGTTACCGGCTCCCTGCTGGTTATCCTTCAGTTTGAAAATGCCGTAGGGTTTCGCGATTTCAATGACTGCATTAGCAGGCGGAGAACCACGCAACATCGGCGCAAATACAATCATTGCGGTCCCGTTCGCAGCGCTCGTCACGTCGGCCGTAACCATCTTCAGCTCGTCATTAACAGTGAAATAATCGCCCTGTCTGAGCACCACTGTTCCCGGCGTCCAGCCCTTACTCTGGATCTGGGTTCCGGTCTGGTTAGCGCCATCAACAACGGGCACGCCCGCTGGCGTTCTGCCACTTCGCCCCCAGTCACGAACTTTTACCCTGCCATACTCACCGTCAAGCGAAGCCACCAGAGCATCTATACGTCTGGATTTTTCATCTGTCAGGTTATTAAAGGTCAGGGAACAGACCCAGCGGGTACCGGGAAAGCGTGCTGTCTGCGATGAGCCATTGAAGGGGGAACGAAAGGTTTTGGTATTACTTTCTGGTCGCCAGGTCAGCGACGCGGGACAGACATCTTCCGGCCATTCGAGTACAGCCATAGATTCTCCTGCATTATTCTGCGCCCAGCGGCGCTACTGATCATTTGTCAGGATGTTACTGATTTACATACCTGGTTATGGTTGTTACTCAGCCCGTCAGTGGTGGGACACTGACGCACTCAGATTAAGGAGGGATAGCTGATTACCTCTGGATAAGGAAATAAAATGAAGTTTTACCTGTCTAAAGTGCAACTGCTACACATTGGAATGCCAGGTGATTACGAACCAGAAGCCGGGGATCCAAATGTCAGATTTACCGTTTATGGTGAGCACGGAGAAAGCATCACCAATCATATATACATTAAGGATGCGAAGAGTCGCACTCTCGTGGATCTTGAAAAAGAAGTTAATCAGTACCTCAATGGATTATATTCCGCCTCAGTCAAGTAATCGGCGTAGTGGTCCACGAGAAATAAAGTCTTGATGTATTTGTTTCATAGCCGCCTCCGCACCAGCAGTAGCGGCTTTCTCCATTGCCTGGCGTAATTTATCTGATTCGCTTACAGGGGAACTAAAACAGTTAATAACAATAACCCCTCCCCCTTTAAGATGAACAGTAATACCGCCATCTGCTAATGTAACTTTGTCGCCCCGCTCCTGAAGTCCATTATCATTAACTTTCAGTTGCTGTCGAACAGAAGCACTGAGTTCATCAATCGCGCAGTTAATCTCATTATTGGCCTGGCGCATATGCAAAAGCGACTTTTCCAGCGCTTCAACACGTTGTTCTAAAGTCATAACTTTCTCCCGCCTTTCGGCTGATTAAATTAAGAATGCAGGCCATTACACGCCTAACAAACGACGTGCCTGCCCTCGATTGGAAAAGTCCTGCAAGATATCTTGCCGCGCCTGTTTAGCGCCGTCATTGGCCCCTTGACGGGCGGCTTCCTGCATAGCCTGCTTCAGTGCAGCGTCTCCGTTACCGGATATGTTGAAGTGCTGATGAATAGTTTGCTGGAGCTGAGCACCACCACCGCCAACAGAAGAAACCGTGTCATCCACCATACGAACACCGAGGTTACCGTCAGCAGTTCGCGTAAGGGGCATAATAGCTTCAGGACCAGCTTCTCCCATGAGCCCCGCACCTTTGGCGAAAGCAAACATCGTCGGACTGTTCACGACGCCATTACGGAAACGACTAAGATCAGGCGAATCCATTACACCACCCTTGGCGAATTTCAATTGAGATGCCGCACCTGTATAAGCTCCGGACGGTGTTGCACCGCCAGCGGATGCTGCGCCAGCCACTGAACTACCAAACATCCCACCAAGTGAACCAAACCAACCGCTATCACCAGCAGATTTAAGCGTGTTGACCATAATTGCCCTGAGCAAGACTTTCTGCAGCTCATTCAACACACTGTTCGCCCAACTTGCCCAGTCAGCTTTATTACCACTGAGGGCATCAGCCATGTTATCCACCAGACCATCAAGGGTGTTACCGACTAAATCTGATACCTGAGTGTAATAATCGCTGGAAGTGTCTACCCAGTTAGCCAGACCATTCTGAGCCCCTGCCAGCCAGTTTCCCTGTAACTCATCCAGTTGGTCATAATGAGAACGGTATTTATCGAGTCGCTCAGCAAGCGCTTTGTCCAGTTCCTGGTTATAACGGTCATAATCCTCTTGGCTACGAATATCTCCGCTCTGATACCGACGTTGCAAATCCTCTCGCTTCTCCAGAAATTCGCGTTCAATGCTGAGTTGCTCACGCATCCTTTCGCGGGTTTTATCACCAAGTCCTGCGCCAATGACATCTGCATCAAGAGAAGCCGCTGAATTCGCATTTTCACGCTGAAGGTTCGATACGTATTCAGCCAGTTTTAGATTTTCCTCGTTTGCCTTTTTTACGGAATTTAGGCGATCAACCTCTGTAGCCAGTTGGTCAAGGCGTTGCTTCTGTGTTTCATTAAGTCCAGTTAGCTTTCCGTCAGCGATATCAAATTGTAGTTTTTGCTGTTCAGTAACTTCTGCGCTTTTCTTTCCAGTGGTGTCGATGAGAGCAATCTGACGGAGGTAACTTGTCTCCATTGATTTAAAAGCTGATTCAAGTTTTTTTGCTGAAGTATCAGTTTTTAATTTCCCGTTTGATTCTCCTGCGTCAAGACCATAATCTGTTTTAGATGAAGAATAATTACCTATGGTTGCTGGATATAGAGGTAGGTTATTTCCTGCTTTAAGGATTGCTCGGCGGCGTTCAAGCTCTGATCGTTCAGCCCGTTTCCCTTCCACATCCATTCCTAATCTGTTGAAATCTGCAAGAAAACCTTCGTCATTTAAATCTGCATCAAGGTTTCTTATGCGACGATCAATTTCCTCTATAGATGCATTCTCCCCTACTGCCTGTCCCCCTTTGTAAAGATCGATGAGTTTTCCTGCTTCCGCTCCAACCTTAACAAGCCAGGTAGCGAGGTCGACCACACCACTAACAAGGTTGGTGATACCTTTGATAACTTCAGGGTCTTTAAATACATCACCCATGTCGCTAATTGATTTCTGCAGGTTAGAAAGGTCAACCTTTGCTAATCCAGCTGATAATTCAATCTTAACCCCTTTAACTTGGTTTTCCATATCCTCAAAGATTGAATTAACTTTTACGAGACTTTCTATATCGGTATCATCTGGTGCTACGCCAAATTCTTTCGCAGCCTTAATATATTTTTGTAATTTATCACCGCCCTGATCAAGCAAAGGAAGCAACTTAGAGAGATCGTTACCCAAGCTTTCAAGAATAGTAGTCTTTTCAGCGTTTGTTTTAATCTTGCTTAGCGCATCACTTATGGCTAAAAGTTGCTTATCCGGCGATTCACTCGATAATTTTTTAGCTGATAAACCGAGTGCATCCAATGCATCTACTGCCTCACCTGATTTATTCAGTACCGAGTCACCAATTTTATCTCCGATATCTTTAAAAATATCAGCCATTTGATCGCCTGAAACACTTGCTTTTTCTGCAGCATACTGCCAAGCAAGTAATGATTGAGTAGACATGTTGAGCGACTTAGCCCAACGGTCAGACTCAGTAATTTGCCTGGAGGTGTTTTTTAACAGGTTGTATCCAGCCACACCTACGCCAATAGCAGCGGCGCTTGCTGCAGTTGCTGCCCCTGTGAATGCAACAGCTACAGATTTTGCATCCTCTTGAACCTGTTTTCGCCATTTCTGCGATGCCCTTTCAGCCTGGCTTAGGCCGCCAACAAAGCCGCCAACTTTGGCAATTAAGTCTATCGTTAATGTACCTAATGATTTACTTGCCACGCTGTCCTCCAGGTAAAAAAAAGCCCCGCAAAGCGAGGCATTTTAATGCTTATTAAATAGTGTAAATATTACTTTTATTTTTTCTTTGCTTGCTCTGGATAATCTGAAACATCAAAATCGAACCCCTGTTCGCCAGATTGATAAAATGTCACTCCAATAGTGATTTTTTTATTGCTCTTGATATATTTTTCGAAAGACTGTGGGTTATCAAGAAAAATCATATCTGATCTTCCAGACGCCTCACTACTTGCAGTCCAGGTTTTTACCTTTCCGTTATCGCCCTTCGTTCTTATTGAGCAATCTGAGTAACCACATACAATCTGACCTTTAGATATCACGACATAGGCATCAGTACCTTGTTTTCTTTTGCGGAAAACCAAGTTGAGTACAGATCCACCATCAACGTTGTATGGGAATGGGAAATTAACATGGTTTTTCGATGTATTATAAAAAATCTCCCCAACCTCACCAGTAACGCTATCTTTCGTGGGTTGGTTATGCCAGTTAATAACTGTAACTGGTTCTTTTTTTACCTCTACTTCTTTTACGACATCATTTTTCAACTTATCAGTGCTTACCTGAGTGCTACCCACTGTTTGGCTAGGTGCTTCTTTTTTATTGCTTACTTTGCCAATAAACAAAAGAAGGATAAGAACCCCTACAAAAATAAAAAACACCATCATACATCCCGATGGGCCTTTGTTTTTTTTTGCTATGGGAGCTCCGCACTTTGGACATGATGCGGCCTTATCAGATACCTGTTCTCCACACTCTTTGCATTTAATCAAAGCCATTCCTTGATCTCCTTGTTTTTAGATAGGGTAGCAAGGAAAGCGTTTCTAATAAATTCTACTTTTCAATTCCACGTCCTCATCGCTTCATGCAGGCTGATTGGTTCGTTAGCGGCAACGCGCTCTACAGCTGCTATGTGAGGGGCGAAATCAGCAACGCTGAATGCCGGTGTGTTTGTACCGCGATTCACATTAGCCAGCACAGAAGAAATCAACGCTGCTCCCCATTCCGTCCGCATCATAGGGTTTAGGCTTCCGTATTTTTGACGATACTGAACCCACTGCTGGAACTCAAGGAAGCTAAGGCGTTCCTGCGCTTCTGAAATGGTACGTCCACCAATCCCGTTAAGGACTAGTTCGCACCAGATTTCGTCTTCTGCGCTGAGTCCGTCTTTCCCAGATCGTTAACTTCCTGAATAGCCACCAGCAAAGCCACTGTAAGATTGCCATCCAGTGCGCCACGTTCAGGATCAGCCTCGCCGGTCACATCAACAACGGTAAACACCTGATGCCCGTCTTCATCACAGATTGATGCTGCAATACGACCAGCAACGCCATCAATCTTGCCAAGACCGGCGAGAACGTCAGACGTGGCAGTGTGATAACCCAGAGGGCGAACATAAGTTGTGGCAATATGTTCTTCCCCGTCAGCACCTTTCCATTTAATTTCTTTCTCAACAGGACGACCAGTAAAAGCACCTGTTTTTTTCAGCGTATCAAGAGTCAGTTTCATGTCTTTTTCCGGTATAAACATAAATGAGGCGGGGTATGATCCCATAAGCGCTAACTTAAGGGTTGTGGTATTACGCCTGATATGATTTAACGTGCCGATGAATTACTCTCACGATAACTGGTCAGCAATTCTGGCCCATATTGGTAAGCCCGAAGAACTGGATACTT